GTGGGCACGGCCACAAGGCTGCGGCGTAGCACACGGCCACGCGGGCGGGACGCGGGGTCCTGCCCACCTCGCCACTTTACCGGGGATCAGTACATGCCGGACAGGTTCAGCACTTCGGCCGAGGTCGTCAAGGTGGACGAGACCCTCGGGCTGGTCATGGGATTCGCCATAGTGTGCGAGGAGGGGGGCGAGCCCTACTTCGACGTGCAGGGGGATCACATCCCCGAGGACAGCATGCTCAGGGCGGCGCTCGACTTCATGGAGAACAGCCGCACGGCCAAGGAGATGCACACCGGCGACGGCAAGGGCACCGTGGTCTTCGCGTGGCCCATGACCGCCGACGTGGCCAAGGCCTTCGGCGTCGTCACGAACAGGACCGGGCTCATGGTGGCCCTGCGCCCGAGCGACGACGCCATGCTCGATAAGTTCCGCGACGGCACGTACACCGGCTTCTCCATCGGCGGGGAGCGCATTGAGGATTTGCATTCGTTCCTGGATGAAGCGATCTCAAGGGGAGCCAAAGCAGGCATCCTTATCATTCAATACCCAGAAGAAGAGGGCCTAAAAGAGTGGGAAGCCTGGACGGTGGGTGAATTGTCCGCGGCCGAGCGAGCATTTCTGTTTCAGCAATTGATCATCGTCGAAGTGGCCCATTCTGATGGTTCGGGTTGGGAAGACGATGAGAGCAAGGGTGGGGACTAATGGGCGACCGACCCTACATCGATGCCGGTGTTCACACCCCGCCGAATACTCGGTACAGGGACGAACTGACCAACTACAAGATCGAGCCGGTCACCAACGAGAAGGGGGAGCTCAAGCTGGGGGTCCATGTTGGAGGGGGCGAGGTTCGGATGGTAGAGTGGGCTCCTCAACCCGGGAGCCAGCAGGCGTTTCTTGCGTGCCCGGTGAGCGAGGTGCTGCTGGAAGGGACGCGGGGTGGTGGGAAGACAGACGTGCTGATCATGAGCTTCGCCCAGGAGTGTGGGAAGGGGTTCGGTCAGGAATGGTTGGGTGTTGTGTTTCGACGCAGCTATCCGCAATTGACAGACGTCATCAACAAAGCGAACAAGTGGTTCAAGCGAATCTTTCCACGGGCCAACTATAACAAGGCCGACCACTTTTGGGAGTGGCCCGACGGAGAAAAGCTCTATCTCCGCCACATGAACGACCGAGAGGATTATTGGAACTACCATGGCTGGGGGCTGACATGGATCGGCTGGGAAGAATTGACGAACTGGCCGGATCCCTCGTGCTACCGAGCGATGCTGTCTTGTTTGAGGTCAACCGAGGAGGGGATTCCTCGACAGGTGAGGTCGACGTGCAACCCAGCTGGCGTGGGCCACAACTGGGTGAAGGCGAGATGGCAACTTCCCTATCCGGAGAGGTTGATTGGTAACGTCCTCCCGCCAATTGGGGATCCCAACAAGCTTGATGCGAGCGAAGAGTTTGCACTGGATCGAGTTTCTATCCACAGCGACATTCGTGAAAACCTGATTCTACTCGCCGCGGATCCCAACTATCGACTGAGGATTGCAGCGGCTGCCAGAAATCCAAACGAGAGAAAGGCCTGGCTGTATGGAAGTTGGGACATCGTCTCGGGTGGCATGTTTGATGACCTTTGGAATCCCAAGGTGCACATCGTCCCAGGGTTCCCGTTGGAGCATCTGCCCCGGGACTGGAAGGTGGACCGAGCTTATGACCACGGCCAATCGCGGCCATTCAGTGTTGGCTGGTGGGCCCAGAGTAATGGGGAACCAGTTGAGTGGGAAGGTCGACTGTACGGTACCGTCAAGGGAGACATCTATCGTATCGATGAGTGGTATGGTTGGACTGGCGAACCTAACGAGGGTGTTAGGATGTTGTCGGGGGACATTGCAAAGGGAATCCTTGATCGCGAAAAGCGGATGTTCCCTTCCCGCATTGGAAGAGTTCGTCCAGGACCTGCCGATGCTTCCATTTTCGACCGCTATGAAGGAGAAAAGTCCGTAGCTGGGGACATGGAAGGAGAGGGCGTTCGCTGGGAAGCCGCTGACAAGGCTTCCGGATCTCGAAAGCATGGTTGGGAGCAGATCCGAAAGCATCTGAAGCATGCTGTGCCGGCTGAAGATGGCTACCGCGAAAAGCCTGGCATGTTCATCTTTGCTAAGTGTCAGCAGTTCATTCGAACTGTTCCTGTTCTGCCTCGAGACGACCGCGACCCGGACGATGTCAACACCGAGGCAGAGGATCACATCGGGGACGAAGTGCGGTATCGCTGCCGCGCCAAGACACGAGTCATCCAACATGGCAGGTTCATGTGAACAAACCCGATCCCAAAGATCCTTCGAATCTTAGTCTCCAGTACGAGCTTCAGTCTCCCTGGTGGAATAAGATCAACGACGTCCTGGGCGGCACCGAAAGAATGCGCGGGGTTGGCGCGCAACATCTCCCACAGCATCCGGAGGAGTCCGACAATGCCTGGGCAAACAGGTTGGCGGTCAATACTCTGTTCAACCAAACAGAGTTGACGCTGGCGGCGTGGGTGGGCCGACCGTTCAGCGAGCCAGTGAAACGGGTGGATATCCATTCGCAGCTGGAGCCGTTCCTCGACGACATCGATCTCGAGGGCAACAATGTTTCTGTTTTTGCCAGGAAATGGTTCCAGGGTGGAGTGGCGAAGGGTCTGCACCATGTCCTTATCGATTTCCCTGTGGTTGGGGAGAAGAAGGACGGGCTCCCTCGCACCCTCGAGGACGATCAGAAGGAGAATTTGCGCCCCTACTGGGTGGATGTCCCCGCAGAGAACCTGATTTCTGCAAATGCGGTGCGAATCCAGGGGAAATGGGTTCTCACGGAGATCCGAATTCTCGAGACCATTGAGGAGAAGAACGGATTTCTCACCACCTTCAAGGAGAGGATTCGGGTTCAGACCCCAGGACACATCCAACTGTGGGAACTCGTCCCGAAAACCAAGCGAAGCAGGAAAAAAGAGTGGAGAGTCATTGATGAGTTCGATATTGGACTCGATTTCATTCCGCTTGTGACGTTCTACACCGATGAACAAGGGTTTATGTTGGCGAAGCCGCCTCTTTTAGACCTTGTTAACCTTAATATACGGCACTGGCAGTCGACTTCTGACCAGACTGCCATCCTGACGGTGGCTAGATTCCCCATTATGGCCGCCAGTGGGGCATTGAACGAAGATAACATTGTCATTGGCCCAGGGCACTGGCTCCACTCTCCGGATCCGTCCGGCAAGTTCTACTATGTGGAGCACGAGGGTAAGGCGATCGAGGCTGGCCGCATGGATTTGGCTGATCTTGAGGAGCAGATGGCCCAATATGGGGCTGAATTCCTGAAAAGAAAGCCGGGAAACCTGACCGCCACGGCCCGCACCTTGGACAGTGCAGAGTCAACTTCGCCTCTGCAGGACATGACAATTCGCTTCAACGACGCCATGGAAACGGCTCTTCGCTACACGGCCGCTTGGCTGAAACTCGAGGATGCAGAGATTGGAATGTTAGCAATCATCACCGATTTCGGCCCTGAGAAATTCGAGAAGGTCGATTTGGATGCACTTCTCGCGGCGGTGAAGAGCAAGGCCATTTCCAAGAAGGCGTTTGTGCAAGAGTTGATTCGCCGGGGTGTTCTTGGTGAGGATTTCGACCCAGAAGCGGACATGAAGCTCATTGAGAAAGAAATCAAGAAGGCTGCGAAGCAGGAGCCCAACTTCAACCCGCCTGGTGGCCCACAACCACCTCAACCTGGCGAATTCCCGCCCAAACCACCCGGGGGTGAGGAATAATGCGTCAGAAAATCGAAAACACGCTTCTTTTCGTGTGTATCTCCATTGGATTGGCAATGGCAATGGCACTGCTCTGGGCAACTGGATGCGTAAGATAGCCCGTCGGCAATACTGCAACTAGGAGAATGTCATGGAGTTGATGCTTAATGAAAATAGTCGTGGTCTGCCAGGGTGGATGGCTCTAGCTGATCCAAGAGTAGTTCTGGGTGCTCAAACGGGAGCCATGGCTGCTCCAACCACAAGCTCAGAGGGTATCGAGCTTCGTGCTGAGGAGAATTGGCCTTTCCAGTATCTCCCCCGCCATTGGACTTGGGACATGCGTGCCACAGGGACGGGTGCTCTGACCTTCTTCGCTGAGGTGTGGGGCTACACCGGTAATGGCTGGCAGAGTATCGGATTGATTAATGGTGGAGTGATGCATTCGGGCACCACCACGATTTGTGTGTCCGAAGTTTTCCAGTTCCTGGCCAGGTTCAAGCGGGTTTATTTCCAGCTGCTGACCCCAACAGGCACTGGGTTCTCCCTTAACGTCCACCTTTCGCCAAATGTGTGATCCATGACTACTGGAAGAGGATTTGGTGGCAGTTTCGTCGAGGACGGCGCGAGTGTCAGCGTTGTCTTGTCGTCAGTGCTCGACAACGAAACGGCTGGGGGGTTCACCGCCGGCAACAACGATCTGGTTTTCGCCTCTGGCAATGAAAATGATCCCGACGGCTGGAAGCAGGTCGACAACAAAACCTACAAGGTCCCGGCCGGCAAGGCGGGTCGGTATCTGCTTGTGTGCAATTGCTCAGGTGAGCAGGCAGACGCAAACTCCACACTCATCGTAGAGATAAAAGTCGGCGGTGTGGTAGTCGGTTCGGGCAACGACGACAGGGACAACGCCGCAGCGAGTCGTTACGTTAGCGTCACAGCTCTTGTCGATCTTGTCGTAGGTGACGACGTAACAGTCACCTATTACATGACTGATGTTATGGGCACGACGCACGTGCAGCGCCTCGCCATCCAACAACTCGCACAGATCGTCCTTACATGAGCCTCGTTGATGCACTCCGTGGAGCAGAAGCCTGCAAGCCTGCGCTCGCGTGGATAGAGCAATACTCCACGTTCGAAGATGCGTGGGATGGTTGCCATCGCGGTGACTGGCTTCTGTGGTTTGCGCATATCCTTGGCGTGAATCCGCACCTCGTTGTGCAGACGGCTATTCGTTGCGCTCAGCTCGGTCTGAAGAGTAAGAAACTGATTGTCGAGGTGGCTCTTGCCATAACGTGGAAGGCTGAGGAGATTGATTCCAGTCGCATCAAGAGGGCGCGGTGGATGGTCGAGTTGGCGAGCCATCGCGGTTTTGCAGGACCGCCTGACATGGATGTACTGCAATTGATGGTCGAAGTTGTTCGTCAGCAGATTCCATGGTCGTTGGTCAAAGCGCAGATCGAGATCATCGACGGCAAACTCGTGAGGAAGATCGACCAGTGACACGATTTGCACAGAGCGAACCCACTGCGAATCGGCG